CGCGTCGCCGAGTGGAATGCGCACTCACGTACCTCCAAACAGGCGAACGCCTGGGACTCACCTTGGTTATACCATGATCGCGTGTCCTTCTCACTCGCAGAGCGAGTGGCCCTGTTGCCGGTAGACGAACGTGAGGCGTGGATTAGGTCCCTGCCCCCGGTAATGGTGCGCGACATCCTTAACGAGGAATGGTGGTGGACGGCCAGACCTGAGCAGGTACCCCCCCCAGGTGAATGGTTGGTATGTCTAGCCCTGGCCGGGCGTGGATTCGGAAAGTCCCGAGCCGGTAGTGAATGGATCGTGGAGCGGGTCATCAAGCACCCGTTCGACCGGCAAGGTGTTCCCACTGAGTGGCTGGTGGTCGCCGACACGTTGGCCGACGCCCGGACCATCAATGCTGAGGGTCCCTCCGGAATCCTGAACGTCCTCAAAAGACGTGGCGTCCAGCATCGATATAAACAAAACCCTCGGCCCATGATCCTGTTCCCCAAGGGTGCGAAGATCTACCTCGAAGGTGCAGACACACCTGACACGGGGCGTGGATACAACGCCGCTGGCATCCTCTGTGACGAGTTGGCCAAGTGGCTCAAGCCGTATGAGACCTGGTACCACGGCCTGCTGCCCTCCCTCCGTGCGGACCTTGTAAATGACCACCCGCGCGCCTTCGTTACGACCACGCCTAAGCCAATCGCGTTGCTGGAGGACTGGGTCTCCCGAGCCGATGGGACCGTCCATCTGATCACCGGTTCCACGTTTGATAACGCCACCAACCTGTCCGGTCACGCACTGGCCGAGATGAAGCGGCAGTACGACGGGACCGCTATTGGAGAACAGGAGCTGTACGGCAAGCTCCTGGAGCTGACTGGTGGTGGACTGTTCCAGCGTAAGGACATCATCAAAAACCGTGTGGTCGATGTCCCCGATGACATCGTGTCCATTGTGGTCGGTTGTGACCCTAACCTGACTGGTGAGGATGCCACGTTTGGCATTGTCGTAGTGGCCCGTACCAAGGACAAGCACCTCTACGTCCTGGCCGACCGTTCGACCCCCAACTCTGGCCGAGCAGCCGTACTGGAGGCGTGGCGCGCTGTAGCTGAGTTCGCGGCTGACGTCCTGGTGTATGAGGAGAACCTAGGCAAGCGCTACCTGGAGGAGGTACTTCGGGACGCTTACCGGGAGTTGATCGACCAGGACGTGTTTCCACGCCATACCTCCCCCCCCATGCAAGCAGTTCACGCGAAGCATGGAAAGAAGACTCGGGCCGAGCCGGTGGCCATGAGAAGTGAGCAGGGCCGGCTACATATGGTCGGGGACTGGCCCGAGCTGGAGAAGGAAATGGTGATGTTCGACCCCGAATCCACCAGGGAAAGTCCAGACAGGATGGATGCCATGGTCCATGCTGCGATCAAGTTGATGGCCGGGGAGCGCCGGGAAATGCGGATGTCCAACCCTGGCATCTACGAGTTCCGGATGGACCAGAGCTTCTACGATCTGACCAACTTGTATTAGTTGCCTCTCCCCCTTGTGCCCAGGGTGCCCGTACGCTATACGACATGCTGATCACTAGCCTTGTCGTGGCAGCGCTGGCCGTGGCGCGTCTTACCAGGCTGCTTGTGTCTGACAGCATTACCGTTTTCATCCGCCAGTGGGTGATCCGAACCTGGGGCCCGGATTCTCTGCCCTCCAAGCTTTTTCATTGCTCGTGGTGTATGTCTATCTGGATCGCCCTGCCGGTGATGCCAGTGGCCACCCTGTTCCCTAACCGCTGGGTCATTGCCATCCTGGCCATCCCTGCGGCCTCCTACCTGGCCGGGTTTCTAGCGAACCGGGAAGATGGAAACTGATGGCAATTGGTCGGTCCCGCAAATCGTTGGTGCCAATCACCACCGGGCATGACGCACCCCAGAGCTTGGTAGCGGCGGCCATACGCATCACCAACATCGAGGGACGTGGCTGGCCCACCTACAAGTTCGGCGACGACTCCTGGCAGAACGAAGCGTGGCGTCTGTATGACGTGATCGGAGAACTCCGCTTCGTGTCGAACTGGATCGGATCGGCCCTGTCCCGGGTGCGATTCTATGTGGCCGAGGTTGACAAGAATGGTCGAGTCCAGGCCGAGACCAAGAAGGTGAAGGTCGCAGCCCTGGCTGACACCTTGCTAGGTGGTCCGGCCCGTCGACCCGAGCTGATCAGGTTGGCCGGAATCAACCTCACCGTTGCTGGGGATGCCTACTTCGTCGGGCGCAGTACCGATGACCCCCAATCAGATGAGTGGTTCGTTTTGAGCAGGGCGGAGCTGAAGCGGTACACCAGCTCAGGCAAGAACGAGATCACCAACATGATGGGTGACCCGGGGAAGCTGAATCCCGAGACGGACATGATCATCAGGACATGGACCCCTCATCCACGCCGGACCATGTGGTCGGATTCCCCCACCCGGGGGGCCATGCCGATGCTGTTTGAGATCGAGCGACTGACCCGGTACGTGTTCGCTCAGATCGACTCCCGGCTCGTGTCCGCTGGCCTATTCCCCATCCCTAAGGAGACCTCGTTCCCAGACGAGGAAGGCAACTCTGTCGAGGGGGCCGAGGCCCTCACTCAGACCCTGCTCCGCTACGCCTCCTCTTCCCTGAAGGGTGAGGGCACGGCCGCCGGGGTGGTGCCCACGTTCGTGGAGATGCCCCTGGAGGCACTAGGGAAGCTGGAAAATATCCAGTTCACTTCGGAGCTGTCCAAGCAGGCGATGGACCTGCGCACTGAGGCCATCCGCCGGTTTGCATTGGCCATGGACATTGATCCCTCCATCCTCAGTGGGGCCGGGGAGGCCAATCACTGGGGCGCCTGGCAGATCATGGAGGGTCAGATCAAGGTTCACATTGAACCATTGGCTAGCCGCATCTGTGACGCATTGACTCAAGCCTATCTGGTTCCTGCCCTGAAGTCGATCAAGGAAGATTTCGAGAAGTACGTCCTCTGGTACGACACGGCACCACTGACGGTTCGACCCGAGCGCCTCAAAGAGACGCGAGAGATGTATGACGCCGGACTTGTATCAGCACAAGCAGTAAGGAACGCGGGGGACTACAAAGACTCCGATGCGCCCACCGATGAGGAAGCATCCCAGAAGTTCGTCAAGGAACTCATGCTGCGCGATCCGAACCTGTTCCAGATCCCTGCGGTACGACAACTGATCGGCATTTCTGACGACGTGCTGCCCCCGGACAAAGTGTTCCCGCCACAGCAAGGCGGAGCCGGTGCCCCCCCGCCACCGGCTCCGCCGACCGGGATCAGTGATGCCTCCGGTCCACCCATGCCCCAGATCACTGAGGCGCAGAACGCACCAGGTGGACCTCCCCCGGCCCCAGCGGGAACACCGGCCGGACTCACTGCTGCTGTTAGCGTGCAGCCGCTGAACGTCTTCGTTGTCAGTAACGCCACCGTCCTGCGAGCCCTGGAGCTGGCGGGGAAGAGGCTGGTAGGTAACCAACATCGATCCGAATTCACGTGCCCGCCGTACGAGTTGCACACCAAGATCCAGGTCCGTGATGAGGCGCACGCCCATAAGGTACTGGCCAACGCTTGGGACCATCTCCCGCTTCTGGCGGAACAAGTGGACCCGACCCTGGACTCCCAGGCGCTCGGTGCGGCCCTTGACCGATACTGCACCACCCTCCTGACGCGACAGAAGCCGCACCATGTCTACCTATTGCAGGAGTACCTGACCAGAGCCGGGTTCCTCCATGAGCAGGGGTGAGGATGAACGTTCTCTCGGGGCGACGGTTAGTGCTGCACTACGACGATGGCTCGACAAGGCTCGCAGTGCCGTCATGCGGTCAGGAACTCCGGATCCAACTGCAATCTATGGACTCCAGTCCGACTGGAACTCCGAGGTCGACACCATCCTTAGTGAGATCGGGAGAATTGGTGTCGGAGCCTGGAGTTCTGCAACTGATGTCCCTCCAGTTTCACGCCACGCTTTCGTTGTCAGCTACTTGGCAGATGTACAGAATCTGCTCGTCCGCGTTCCCGACGAGGTTGCAAACCTTGTCTTTGCGGAAATTACCGACGGTACCAACGCTGGCGAGAGCAGGGATCAGATCGCGACGAGGATCGACAAGGTACTCAGTTACACGGGCTCGGAGCGCTGGCCGAACCGAGCCAAAGTGATTGCCCAGACCGAAGTCAACCGCGCTTATGGTGCGGCCACCATGGCGGCCGGTATCGAACAGGCCAGAGTAACCGGTCGACAGTTGACCAAGCGATGGGACACCAAGGACGATAACCGTGTGCGATCTCCACATCAGGAAGTTGACGGAGTAACGGTGCCGGTCTGGTATCCGTTCTACGTTGACGGCGTGCCAATGATGTTTCCCGGGGATCCATCCGCCCCACCGCATCTGGTCATCAATTGCCGGTGTGAGTTGCACATTGGAAACGAGGTGACCCGTGGTTGATCCGAATCCAGCCAGGGGTATGCCGCTTCAACTCCAGCGGTACTGGCTCGCCGGTAAGGGCGCAGCCAAGATCCGCTGGAATGTGCCGGGCGACTTCAAGCGCTGCGTCCGACAGCTGCGTAAGTACTTCCCCACCAACCCCGAAGGTCTGTGCAACATCCTGCACACCAAGGCGACCGGGGGGCCCCCCGGTCATGGCTCACTGGAACCCCACAAGCTGAAGCACAGCATCGTTGCGGCCATGACCTCGGAAACCATGGACGCCCTGGTCGCTGCCCAGGAGTTGTTGTCCAAGCAACCGACCCTCGGTCAGTACACGTGGGCCGGTCTGATGGCGCCCATTGGACGCCCAACCGGGGAGCCACGCCGCTCTCGGATCTTTGAGCCTGGTGCGCTCTATCACCGGGTGCTCCCGTTGCCTCTGGACTGGCGCGAGCGTCAGGGCCCCGGTCATGGTGGGGGCCTGACCGTGGGTCGGATCCTGGGTATGACCTATGGCCCCGACCACGACGGCCAGGAGTGCTGCTGGGGCTGGGGCGACTTCCTTGACGAGGAAATCATCCCGGAGGCAAAGAAGGCCCGCTACCTGGCACAGATGGGGGTGGTCGGTCCCAGCCTGGACCCAGGGGGGGACGTAACGGCCACCGTCAACCCGGAGAACGGCCAAGAACACATGCTCAAGTTCGGCATCGGCGGGTCCACGCTGGTGCCCATTCCGGCGTTCACCCAGTCCGGTCTGTATGTGTTCGACGGAGACGGGGACTGGCCGGATGACGACATGGACATGTCCATGGACAAGCCGGATGAGGACTGCGGCTGCAACCAGGACAAGCCCAAAGCCGTGGGTCGCAAGATATACACCGGGGAATCGGATGAGTACACGGTCAATTCCTCAGGGTGGCGTGGCCTGCCACTGGCCCCCCGTGAGGCCGTGTTCGACAACGACGATGCGGTGAAGCGGATCACGGCCTGGGCGGCCGGGGACCCCAACAAGATGCGTAAGGCATTTATGTGGTTCTCCCCGACCGGGAACGCCCTGGACCCAACCAGCTACCGGTTGCCGGTTGGGGACATCATCAATGGCAACCTCACAGTGATCTTCCACGCCATCTATGCCGCCGCTGCTCTGATGTCAGGTGCCCACGGTGGCCTTCCGGACGTGAGCCCGGAGGACGTAACCAAGATTCGTTCCACCATCACCGATATCTATGCGGAGATGTCCAAGTCGTTTGGGGACGCCAGTCTCCGGGCGCCTTGGGACCGTTCAGCTCAGGAAGGTGTACAACTCGCCATGGATGAATTTGCAGCCGCAGAGCCCTACGGCGACGTGAAGTACGCCGACCCGGGCTACAACGGTGAGAAGAAGTACCCCATCGATACCCCGGAGCACATCCGGGCGGCGTGGGCATACATCAACGTGGCCAAGAACGCGGCCTTCTACAAGCCAAACCAGTTGGCCGCGATCAAGCAGCGGATCAAGGCCGCTGCCGCCAAGGCCGGTATCGAGATCTCCGACAGCAGTGGTGGGGAGCAGTCCGCTGCACCGAAGAAGAAGGCGCCCATGGATAACCAGTACTCAGCCAGTGGCATCCCAGTGCACCCGCCCAAGGCCTGGTTCGAGGATCCGCACCTGACCCGTAAGACCAAGCTCACGGTGACTGAGGACGGTCATGTGTTTGGTCACCTGGCGGCCTGGAATGAGTGCCACCGTGACGTGACGATGCGGGAATGCGTCCTGGCTCCCCACTCGGAGCAGGAGTACCGGCCGTTCCACCTTGGTTCGGTTCTGACGGCAGAGGGCGAAGTCATTGACACCGG